GAATCGAACGTAGAATACGTGATCGGTAATAATGTATTCTGCCATTTCGTGGACGAATGGCTGACAAATGTTGGGATCAATGACCTCAAGGACGGAAAACATATCGGAGCATCTGCTTTGCAGGGGCGCCGCGTATATGGTGATATGTTATCGCGTCCTGAAACAGTAACAGTGAAGAAAAAAGCTTGATTGGGGGCGGTTAAATGCCTTATGTGACCGAAGAGTATTACAATAATGATTTTTATGGGGAGCCGGTTGACAAAGCCGACTTCCCTTCTCTTTTGGATCGAGCGGCTGAGATCGTAGAAGAGATGTGCATGTACCGGATTCAAGAGACATGCATGAACACCTATGACATGGACATCCAGGAGCTTATTAAGAAAGCCGTATGTGCACAGATTGAATATCTGGACGCCAATGGCGGCAGTGATATGGATAATGGAGCCGACCTGCAGAGTGCCGGTCTTGGAAAATTCAACTATTCCAAGGCTTCCGGTGCAGGCGATAGCGGCCAGCAGTCAGTCTATGCACCACGGGCACAGCGCATTTTAGCCCCTACAGGGCTACTGTACAGAGGGGGTGGCTGTTATTAGAGCGATACCTAAAAAACTGCTCATACACACGGTCATGAACTTAACAAAAGGCGAGACTGACAGATGGGGAAAAGAATCTCCGGGAGCAGAGCAGGAACTGAGATGCGTGCGCATGGAGCCTTCCTCTAAAGTTGTCCGGGATAAGAACGGGGCAGAGATACAACTTGCAGCCACTCTCTTCTATGACTGTCAGAACAGCCGACCAAAAGGGGCTCGTTTTTTGGTGGACGACATCATTATCTTTAACGGACAGAAGCATTCCATCCAACTGGTAGAACCTCTTTACGACGGAGAGAAACTTCATCACTATGAATTGGGGCTGATAAAGCATGCCTAAAATAAGTACGAGAGTGACCTTTAACAAAGCTGCGGCCGCGGCAAAGATAAAAGCCTCCAGTAATTACGGTTTGACTATTATGGGGAATCAGGCCCTTGACGATGCGGGCCAATATGTTCCGAAAGATCAGCATACACTTGAGGATAGTGGCTTGGCCAACAGTGATAAAAAAGCACTTGAAGGAAAGTTCATCATGCGCTGGTCGACTCCATATGCCCAGTATCTTTGGAATGGCGATGTGATGTATGGCAATCCTGCAGGCCGGACCTATGGCCCGGAGAAGCTTACCTTCACCAGTGCCCTTGCCCGGGAAGAATGGGCGAAGTATGCAAAAGAAGTTCACGGGGATGAGTGGAAGAAAGTGTATCAGGCTGCAATGAAAAGGGGGATGAAGCAAGGATGATGCCACAGACTGAATTTTTGGACCTGGTGTGCGAGACCGTGGAAGGGAATTGTAGCCTTTTAGCGGAGATATCTTTAAAAGAGCTTTCTGCCAATGGTGGCTTGTATGCAGAACTCGGGGAAGGGTTCGGAGATGCTCAATATTATGACAAAAGTGCGGTAAGGATTATGCCGGTGCTTTTTTTATGCCGCGATGCTGACCAGCAGAAAGGGATGGATCAGCTGTGCGAGATAGCAAACTATCTACAGAAATTAAAAAAATATCCACAAGGGAAGTATGTATCTTGGCTGGATGCAAAGGTCGTAAGGGAGCCAAATAAGATAGGCAGAGATGAGGATGGAATGTATAACTTCTCATGTATTATAAACTGCCAGATTTATTTTTAAGAAAGGATAGGTAAAAATGAAGAGAAAAGCAGAGTTACAGTTGTTCGCAGAGCCGACTTTGCCGGTTAATACTATTACGCCAGAGATTAACTACGAGACGGTTGCATACATTAACACAGCTCCGGAGGCTGAGCAGCCTATGTGGGCGCCGATGGATGCGCTGACAAAGAATATGGCTCAATCGTTGAATGAGGTATTATATCAGGCAACTTATTACAAAGACAAAGGATGGGGCAGCACCGAGGTGACTGGTGCCCAGCTGACCTTGACGCTGACAGGCGATGTGAAGCCGGGGGATCCAGCTTGTGATTATATTATGAGCGATAAGGTGATGTTCAGTCTTGGAAACGCAAGAAAGACACACATGAAAGTGCAGAAGGGCGATAAGGTGATTATCTGGCCGGTAACATTGGCTAATATCACGCCAGCGTATGGGGATTCTAACCAGCCGAACGCGTTGACTGTTACTATTCATGGCAATGGCCGTCCGGCGGTTGGTACAGTATCAGCAGAGGTTTAATTATAAGGAGGTGTCAATATGGCGTATAAGGTATCAAGAGAAAAGCCGTTTTTTGTAGAAGATTTGGAACTCGTAGACAGTATCACCGGTAAAGTGGTCAAGACTATATCGGTGCGGTTGAATCCGGATAGTGTGGTAGAAAAGATAAGTAGAAGCTACATTGAACTGGTAAAGACGCAGCAGCAGCTACCTCAACTATCTACAGGCATAGAGCAAGGAAAACTGGCCGATGCATATGAAAAGCTGGGACTGGCGGTGATACGGCTTTTCGAGTCAGTGTTCGGGGAGGCGGATACTCGTGCGATTGTGACGTTTTATGAGAGTAACTATACAGAGATGATAAAGCAGGTGACCCCTTTTATTATAGATGTGGCGCTGCCTCAAATAAAGAAGATGTCACATCAGAATAAGCAGGATATCCTGGCATTGTATAACAGAAAAACAAGGCGGTCGATCAGGAAACGGCGGTGATAAAAGCATGGGATTTTTAACAGAAATTGAGGACAATATTATGTGGTATGCGGGCCATAAGTTTATTGTCAATCCTGCTTTTGATATCGTTCTTGATATCCAAAAACTATATCAGGAAGAGGAGCTGACAGAAAAAGACAAACTGGATCAGGCTCTTCAAATGCTTATTGTAAATAAACGCAAGCTTAACCAATTGACTATTGATAAAAGGGCAGAACTTCTGAATGCAATCTATGAACGGTATGTGAATACACGAAGGAAGACACCTGTACGCCAGAAATTACCTGCTTTGGACTTTGAGTATGATGGAGAGTTCATTTATGCTTCCTTTATGCTAGATTATAATATCGATCTGTTGGACGCGCAGGGTAGACTCTCTTGGAAAAAATTTATTGCTCTTTTTCAGGGACTATCTGAGCAGTCAAAAATCCGCGAGGTGATGCGCATCCGGAATATGGAAATACCAAGATACAACGGAAAAAACGGAAAAGAGATACAGGAAATACAGGAACTAAAATCGCATTATGCTTTGCCGGTGAGAGGCGGAGGAGGACAGCAGGGGCTGGACCTCCTTTTTTCTACTTTAGAGGGTATGACAGCTACTAATAAAGGCAGGTGATAAAAATTGGCAGGAAATAGTAAAGGCGACGTTACATACGAAGTACGGGCAGATGATAGCCGTGTAGAATCAGACATTGATCAGGCGAACAAGAAAGTCGAGAAAGCAGCGAAAAAATCGGCGGATGATGTGGCGAAGGTTGAGCAGCAGAAAACAAATGACTTAAAATCGGAGTCTGACAAAGTTGTTAAAAATGCAGAGAAAGCGGCGGATGATGTAGCCGATGCCTGGGAAGGTGCCGGTGATGATGCGAAGCAGGCCATGAAATTTGATATTGAGGATAAGGAAGTCAGTGTCGATGTGGATGCGGATATCACTGAAGCTGAAAAAGATATCGACAGCCTGGAGGCTGATGATATGCAAATTGACGTTGATGCTGACACTGGCAACGCAGAGACAGCTATTAAGACTGTATCACGCGACAAGAGCATTGACGTTGACATAGAAGCAAATGCTTCAGCAGCAAGGCAAGAAATAGAGAGCTTGACTGATGTCGCAGAAGATGTAGGTGACAAAATAGGTGAGTCCTTAGGTGGCGCCGGTGACTCCGCGATTGGCAATATTGGGAACGTCCTGAAGGGATCATTTTCTGATGCGGCGTCGGGAGCTGTTCCGCTTGTCGGTAAAGTTGGAGAACTTACAGCAGGATTGTCAGGAGCAACAGTTGCGGCTATTGGAATAGGGGCTGGAGCCGCGGGCGCAGGCGTCTTAGCTGTTAATGCGGCGGATGATATGAAAGGTGCAATGAACTCGTTCCTTACTGAAACGGGGAAAAGCAAAGAAGAAACGGAACGGTATCAAGCTGTTTTGGAAGACATCTACGCAAATAATTATGGCGAATCTTTTACTGATGTTGCAGAGGGCATGGCCCAGGTTACCAAAAACATGGGTGAAATGGACGATGCCAGTCTACAGAATGTAACAGAGTCTGCATTTGCCCTGCGTGATACCTTTGGCTATGATCTTACAGAATCCACCAGAGCAGCAAAAGCTATGATGGATAACTTCGGCATTTCCGGTGACGATGCAATGAATCTTATTGCAGCCGGCGCACAGAACGGACTCGACTATTCCGGGGAGCTGCTCGATAGTATAAGTGAGTATTCCGTGCAATTCGATAAAGTCGGACTCGATGCAGATGATATGTTCCAGATTTTTGAAAAGGGCGCCGAGACCGGTGCTTTTAATTTGGACAAGGTTGGAGATGCAGTAAAAGAATTTTCTATCCGTGCTATCGATGGTTCTGAGACAACAAAAGAAGGATTTGAAGCTATTGGTCTGAATGCAGATGAGATGGCCGAGAAATTCGCAGCCGGCGGTGATAGCGCCAAGGAAGCATTCCAGCAGACAATTGATGCCCTTGCAGGAATGGAAGACCCTCTTGCACAAAATACGGCCGGGGTTGATTTGTTCGGTACGATGTGGGAAGACCTGGGACCAGAGGCTGTAACTGCCTTGGCCGATATCCAGGATGGAGCGTATGACACCGCGGATGCTATGGGCCAGATAAAAGATATCAAATACGATGATTTGGGATCACAGTTTGAAGAACTTAAAAGAAATATTGAACTGCTTCTAGTCCCACTTGGTGAGGCTCTTATGCCTCTGTTTTCTACACTCATAGAATCCGTGATTCCAGTAGTGACAGAGCTGTTAGGTCCTCTTATCTCGGCGTTTTCAGAGTTGTTGGGGCCGATAATCACACTGATCGGATCAGCAATACAGCCGTTAATACAGGCATTCATAACCCTGGTATCGACTGCAATACAACCTCTTATGCCGGTCATTAATGCACTTATGAGTGTTTTTTCTGCTGTATTCAGCAGCATAAATGGAACAGTAACACGTGTGATCGGAAATATAACGAACATTTTCCGGAATATAATAGATTTTGTTAAAAATGTATTTACAGGAAATTGGCGCGGGGCATGGGATAACGTCAAAGAAATTTTCCGGAGCGCGGTGGACGCGCTTGTCGGAATATTCAAAGCGCCGATCAATGCCATTGTTGATGGCTGGAATAGCCTGGCTTCCAGCATCGGGAGTGTAACTATTCCGGATTGGGTCCCGGTCGTGGGGGGAAACTCATATAGTTTGCCGCGAATGTCCCGATTAAAAATCGGTATGGATTATGTACCTAACGACATGTTCCCTGCTTGGTTGGATGAAGGGGAAATGGTACTGACAAAAGAGAAGGCGGCGGCCCTCCGCTCAGTTGGAGGAGTCGAAGGGATGCTTAATATTATTGGACAGACACCCGCGTTAGAGCCAAGTATTATCATGCAAGAGGCCTCCAAGGATATTGATTATATACAATTAGGGAATGCAGTGGCCAATGCGATTATAGCTTCAGGAGCAGGGTTCAAATGTGAAGGAGTTGTATTTGCACGGTTGATAAAGGATTTGATTAATTATGCATAAAGTATATTACCAAAATAATTTTAAAGAAACAGTATGCTTCACCGCATTTCCTTATATGGTAACCGGCGGAGACATATTTGACGGCAGCTACGATGAGATCGAGAATGACGACCATATTCAAGGATTCGAGAAAAAGATCCAGGATAAGAAATTGACGGTTGATATTTGTGCAGTTGGTTCAGCAGCATTTAACCAAGCAGTCGACTACATCGATGATGTGGCAGAGAAGGATATTATAGACGGGCCGGCGGGGGAAATGTATGTTGGTTCATCATATCTTAACTGTTATATTACCAGCACGGAAAAAGACAGGTGGATAAATGATATTGAAAGCATAAGCAATGAATTGACGATTAAGACGGATTATCCCCACTGGATAACGGAAGTATCTTATATGTTCCGGAAAGTAAAGGACAATGTAAAAGACTCTCTTGGTCTTGATTATGAATATGATTATGAATATGAGTACGCCGGTGATGAAAGTATACAGTATCTTGTGAATAATCATTATACAGACAGTGGTTTCCGTATGATTATATACGGGCCTTGCATCAACCCGGCAGTGAGGATTGCCGGACATTTATACGAGCTGCAGACAACTCTATATGACGGGGAATACGTCGTGGTCGATTCTAGTACACGATATACACAGGAGCGGGCAATATATAAAGTGCGTATTGATGGAACGCAAATAAGCCTGTTCAATGCCAGAAATAAAGAATCAGAGATATGGCAGAAAATTCCGGCTGGAAGGAGCACGGTGACCTGGAACGGTGATTTTAAATTTGATATCACGCTTTTTAATGAGAGGGGGACTCCGCTATGGACTTTATAACGACGGATATCTACGGAAATGAAAACGGGTATCTGCGACATTGTGGTATTGACATCGAGGTAGGCAATGAAAACAATTTTGAAATACAGGTACAAAATAAGTATTTTGATAAAAACAAGCACTGGTATAAATGTCGCATATATTCGCCTGGAACGGAATACGGAGGCATTGTTCGAGCGGTGAATCCTGTTACAGAAGACGGTGTTATAAAACTTAAGGGACCTACATGGCGGGGGCTGCTGAACAAGAAGGCTCTGTACCCTGAGAAAAACGACTATTATAGATTGAGTGGAGAAGCAAACAACGTCTTGCGAAGCTTAATTATAAAGAGAGGACTGAGTGAATTATTCAGCGTTTCTACGGAAAATAGCGGGGTTCAGATTGATTATATAGTACCGTTACAAACTCTGTTTTTGGATGGATTTTCAACCGCCCTTGAAAAACAGAATGCCAGGCTGGAAATCAAGTATACCTCAGGAGAAACTAATAACCGAGGGTATGTAGTGCTGTCTGTAAAAAGGATCGAGGATTATTCAGAGACCATCGAAATCAGTGAAGACGGCAACGTTAAATTGAACATTCTTGATTATCAGGACGGTGTAAATCATCTTATCTGCTTGGGAAAAGGTGAGCTGACAGCTAGGCAGCGCGTAGATCTATATGCCTGGCCAGATGGAAGTATCAAAAAGCAGCAATATTTTACAGGCATTGAGCTCAATGAAGAATACTACGAGAATACCAGCGCTGAAGATTTAACCGAGCTCGAGGAGGAAGCCCGGGAAAAGTTTGAAGAACTTAAGAATTATAAGCAACTGAAGATATCGGTAGCTGGTATGGACTTGGAACTTGGGGATATAGTAGGGGGCCGGGAATGGATAACAGGCATCACGATGAAGAGCCCGGTCGTGCGGAAAATACTGACAGTAACTGGAAAAGGTCGAGAAGAGATTCAGTATAAGCTAAAAGGAGATGATTAATATGATCGAAAGTGAAGTAATTGATGCGCGGGTAGGTGATGTACATGTAACTCCGGAACAGATCGCGGACGTGAACCAGGGCACCTATGGTCCAGACGATTATGTATTAAGTACAGGCAGACAGTTAGAAGCTCAAGTTGTGACAAATAACTCTGTGAGGGTTTTTGACGGTGTGATGGTGTATTGTGGTATTCGGGATAATATACCTGTAAATCAATACTATGATATTTCTATTGACAATGGTATGCAGGGAACTAATCGAAACGACATTATCGTACGAAGATATGTTAAAGAAGAAGGCACCAACCGCGCAAAAGCGGTATTTGCAGTTGCAAAAGGAGAACCGGTAGAAGGTGCTGCGGTTGACCCTGAGATAGAAAAAACTGACCTGCGAGCGGGCGCACTGTCGCATGATATGCTTTTACACCGAGTTAAAATTGAGGGGCTAAACATAGTGGCCGGCGAACCTCTGTACCAAATCCTCCACCTTCACAGA